CATGGGCCAAGGCGTGCTGATTGTGTACAACGGGTTCATTGCAGGCAAGTACCCAGTGGCAAGCCCACGCACTGTCGGGCGCAAGCGCAAGGTTCGCATCGGTACGTACGGGGACGGCGCTGCTGCACCCAGCTACGTGTGGGACGAGTTGCTCGAAGATGCGGACGGGCTCACAGCCTACAGCCACAACGGCGGCGACCCCCAGCGCTACATGGTCAGTGCCGACACGCTGCAGCAGGCGCAGACAGCATGGGCCAGCAAGTACCGCACGTTTCGTGTGGTGCACAGCGTAGAAGAGATTGACCGCACCCACGAGGTGCTGTGCCCAGCCAGCAAAGAGGCGGGCTACAAGGCGACATGCGCCACATGTCTGCTGTGCGGTGGCACATCGGTCAAGGCCAAGAGCATCGCCATACCTGTGCACGGCAGCGGTGCTGTGCACTTTCAGTAAGTAACTCGGGGGAACCGTTCCCCCAAGAAACCGTAGCCGGTGCGGTTCACCGGCAGTTAACTGGAGATTGATATGTTTTTCGAAGTTGAATTGAAACGTGAGTCCTACGTGACCTACATCATAAGAGCAGACAGCCCCGACGAGGCGGAAGACAAGGCGTGGGAAGAGTTGAAGGAATCCGGCGATTTTGGCGAAGATGCCAGTTGGAGCGTCGAGTCTATTGAAGATGTGGAGGCAACATGAAAAAGAAACGCTGGACATACAAGGTGTACTACGCAGGCCGCTTCGTGGCTTCGTTCACATCACGGGCGAAAGCCCGGGAGTTCATGGAGAACATGACCGACTTCGATGTGCCGTTCATCATCACCCCGGACATTGCCGGGCAGACAGCGTACATGATTGGAGAACTGAAATGAGACTCATCGCAACCTATGCAGGCCCGAGGGTATACGCCAAGGTGTACCGAGACATTGACTGGAACGAGTACCGCGTCAAGTTCTACTTGGGCACGGGCAAGCACCTCACCGAGGCGGACTACCACACGCCAGACAAACAAGACGCGCTCTGGACAGCCGACGCATGGGCGGCAAAGGACAACGCATGAAACCCTTCCTGTGGGGACTCACCCAAGCAATCATCGGCGCTGCCATCTGGGGCGGCGTGTTTATCTATTACTTTTGGAGCATGACACCATGAAAATCTACTTTGTGAAAATAAAACACAGTGCTACGGGTACTGTGTACACCGTACCAGTACTGGCAAGCTCTCGTGCAGACGCTGAGTACAAGGCCGGCCAATGGCCGTATTCAAACGATTCCTTTGTGGTTGAGGTGGCAGCATGATCGGATACAAACTCTTCCGCAAGATGCGGGACGGATACGCCCCGCTGTTCATCAACAAGCGCCTGCGCCTGCAGCCGGGGGTCACGTACCCAATGGAGGATCACCCTACCAAGGGCTTCGCCCACCGTCCGGGCTGGCACATCTGCTCTGCGCCCATCGCCCCACATCTAAGGCAAGGCGGGGACAGGGTGTGGTGCAAGGTGCGCTTCGACAAGCTGGACGTTATCGAGCGCCCGCTCAGTCAAGGCGGCATCTGGTATCTAGGGAAAACCCTGACGATTCTGCACGAAGTTATCTAAAAAATCCCCACATCTGTGGTATTCTCGTTACCGCGTTCTTTCTTATTAACTTTTCTGGAGTATTCAAATGGCACACGAACTTACAACAAACCAAGACGGTCAAGTCGAATTCGCATACCTCGAGCGGGACGGCCTGCCGTGGCACGGCCTCGGCCAAGCGATGCCTATGGGGGCAAGCATCGCCGAGTGGCGCAAGCAGTCGGGTATGGACTGGCGTATCCAGCGTAGCAAGGTTCGCTACGCTGTCTCCCGTGACGAGGGCGCTGTGTTCGAGGAGATGGCTGACCAGCATGTATTGTTCCGCAGCGACAGCAAGAAGGCTCTCGGACTTGTGTCCGAGAAGTACAAGGTTGTGCAGCCCAGCGAGGTGATCGAGTTCTTCCGCGACATTGCCCGGGCAGGCGGGCTGGAGTTGAGTGCAGCGGGCACGATCTTCGGAGGCCGGCGGTTCTGGGCGACAGCCAAGATAGGCGAGGCAAGTCCAACCAGTGTACGTGACAAGATCGGCGGTTACCTGCTGATCAGCACCAGCGCTGACGGTTCGCTGGCAACTGAGGTGAGGCGCACGACGGTGCGCACGGTGTGCTCCAACACGCTGGCTATGGCGATGGCGGATGCGCCGGCCTCGATCAAGGTGTCGCACAAGTCGGTGTTCGACCCCGCAGCCGTGAAGGACTTCATGGGGCTCAACGAGGCGGCATGGGAGGCGTTCAAGCATCAAGTCGTGCGGCTGGCGAACAAGCCAGTCATCCTCGAGGCGGCAGAGAAGATCACCGCGGACATCCTCGGGGGTGGCGACAAGGTGTACGCCACAGCGGGCTACAACAAGATCCTCGACCTGTTCCAAGGGCAGGCTAAGGGGGCGGACTTCGACGGTGTGAATGGCTCTGCATGGGGCTTCATCAACGCCGTGACTGAGTACGCGGACTGGTTCTCACGGGCACGTACGCATGAGAACCGCTTCGTGTCTTCACAGTGGGGTCTGGGCGCAGACCTCAAGCAGCGTGCACTGGACGCTGTGCTGGCAGTTTAATCAACCGGGGGCTTCGGCCCCCACAACAAACCAACAGGAGAAATCAAATGAACATAAACAGACTAAACGTATTCCGCCGCCTTGACGAACTCGAGACTGCCAACATGCACTTGCAAGTCGTGTTGAAGAGCGCACGCGCAGACATCAAGACCCTGCAAGCAGAGACGCGGAACTTAACGCTGGGGGTGTTGAGGGTGGACAAAGAGGCACAACCCGCGCCGGCAGCACAACCCACGCCAGCAGCAAAGCTTAAGCCAAAGAAACGCAAGCCATACATAACAGAGGCGAAAAGGAAAAAGAACCGAGAGTACGCACGTAAGTACTACGCTAAGAAGAAAGCTGAGAAGCTGGCAGCGATGGAGGCATCATGAACCTAACACAACAATTCAAGAGGATGACCCGCCGCCTGACCCCTGTGGAGATGGCAGCGGCAGAGTTGGCAGAGGCTGAGTTGCATAGGCTTGAGGCGCACAGCGCGATGGAGTACGCCAGCAGCGTGGTGTCTTACGAGGACGCACGCATCAAACGCCTGCGAAAGTTCTTAGCAGATGCGGAGAAACAAGCATGAACATCTGGCCATTTCCCACCGAGTTACCCCCGGCGGTGCCAATTGGCAAGCTGCCGTTTAACCCCAGCAACCATGAGGAGAGTCCACTATGAACAACACAGGAGGCCCAGCGTTTCCAACGGGCAATGCATACCAAGGCATGACCTTGCGCGATTACTTTGCTGCCAAGGCGATGCAGGGAATATTGACCCATGCCTACACTCGGCACATTAGAGTCGAGGATTTGTACGCTTGTGACGCTTACGTTATAGCAGACGCTATGCTGAAAACGAGGGAATTGGCTATGCTGAAAGCGAGGGAGTTGACATGACACAACCAGAAGCCATGAACCGCGCAATAAAGCTGGCGTTGCGCCTTGAGTGTGCAGGACAGAACGAAGCCGCCGCCGAACTGCGCCGGTTGCATGAGGTAAACACTAAACTGCTGGCGGCGTTGGAGAAGCTGGCACGGTTGGGAAACGGCGACCACTACGGCAATAGCGACGGCAATAGCGACGGCAACATGATTGCCCGTGCAGCAATAGCTAAAGGAGAAACCAAATGACTGACATTGAAATCGACAAGGCGCTGGCGCTGGCTATTGGGTACAAGCTGTTTGATGTTAAGTTTCACCACGATATGTGGGCAGTTCTTGTGTTCAAAGGTAGCTGGCGCGTGTTCTCCCACCGCGACTGGAACGTGATTGGCCCGATTGCTGAGCGGTACGACTGCTTTCCAAAGAAAGACTGTCGCGGGGATTGGGTAAATAGCCGGTATCAGCATACAACAACCCCGCAAAGGGCCATTGCATTGGACGTAATTGGGAGAGCAAAGAAATGAAAGACGATGAAGTAGAAAACCTCTTTGCCTACGGCTGGTTAGATGCCGCTATATCTATTGCCATTGCGCTGCTTGCGATGGTGGCGTTGTTTTTCTTTGCGGGGTATTTGACATGAAACTACTTGAACCTGTGACCGTTGCCATTGTCTTTGCTACCGGGGAAGAGATACCGGGCTACACCGTCGAGCAGATGTTGGCATGGGGCAAAGCCTGTGTCGAGGCAGAACGAGAGGCGTGTGCGAAGGTGGCAGAACAATTTGAGCCTGACGAGAAGACTAGCTATGTAATGTATGCAAGCAAAGCCATAAGAGCAAGGGGAAACACATGACAGGATTTGATTCAAAGCGCCAGATGGCGCAGGCCAAGCTGGATACTGAATACACAGAAAAAACTTACGGCGTAGACCGTTTTCTTCTTGAAGGTTGGTTTTCCATTGAAGAAATTGAGAAGCTGCTTGTGGAAATGAAGGGGAGGGTAATCACACCATCCCTGCCAGTGCAGCGCCCGTGGGTAGGACTGACGGAAGAGGAGGCAATAGAACTTTTGCCAGTTGGGGATTGGGAGATTGAATCCACTTTAGAGTTTGCAAAAGCAATTGAAACCAAACTCAAGGAGAAGAACACATGACCGACTGGCCCTTCCCTACTGAACTGCCCCCGGCATTGCCAAGCAAGCCCATCCCGTTCAACCCTAACAATCACGAGGACGCACCGTGGTAAAAGAAACCTTGCTAGAAAAGCTCTCCATCACTATAATGTTCCTTGCGTTCATCGCTTTTTGGGTGTGGGTGCCAGACTTCTTCTTGACTAAAGAGGAGTGCCAGCAGCAAACACCACACGCCATCACAAGTGGACTGTGTACGAAAGCGAAATGAAGCCGAATTGGTTTCTCGGAAGCCGAGAGCCATCACGCATGGAGATTGGCGGTATCGCCCGTGAACACCAAACATGATTTGGTTACCAGTCTCCAGCCGTGTTGGTGTTAGCAAAGGCTGATTTGCCTGACGGGACACTCCCCTGCTTGCAGACGGGGTTTGTAGGGAGATCGCAACCCAACCTATCAGCAGTTAAATGGTAAGCCCGAGATCAGCACGGGCCACCAACAACATATTGGCGAACCATAAGCGAATCGAATACACTTGCGTCATTCATTCACTAACGGGGAATACGGGTCATGCCAGAAACCACCGCCAAAGCCACTAAAAAGGCCACCAAGCCGCCTAAAGCTACAAAGGCAGGGGATAGTAGCCCCAAGCCCGAAAAGAAACCTGTAGGCGCTCCTACGCTATACAACACTCATATCGCTTCTATCATCTGCATAAGACTTGCGCAGGGGGAAAGCTTAAGAGAGATTGTTAAAACAGCAGGTATGCCAGACAGGACGGTTGTTTACGATTGGCTGCTACGCCACTCTGAGTTTGCCAACCAGTACACCCGCGCCCGGGAAGAGCAGGCTGACACGCTGGCTGATGAAATCATTGCCATTGCTGACGAGTCGCCTGAGACTGTGGAGGTGCGCGATAAGGAGGGTAACGTGATTGACGTCAAGATTGACTCTGGCTACGTTAATTATCAGCGCCAACGCATCGAGGCCCGCAAGTGGACGGCCATGAAGCTCAAGCCCAAGAAGTATGGCGACCGCATGGCTGTAGAGGGTGTAGAGGGCGGAGCGGCCATCAAGACTGAGGACACCAGCAGTGGCCGACTGTTTGAGATCATCCGCAACCTTGAGATGAGCAAACGTGCGGGTTGACACGCCCTTTAAAACTGTGGTACAGTCTGCCTGTTGCCGTGGAAAGCAGCAGTTGAAAGCCGTTACTCATGCCTTCGCCCTTGGTTCATTCCGCAGGGTTTCCACCGAGGGCAGTAGTAACGGCTTTTTGCATTTCCACGGCAACCGTACTCCGCACGATAGCAAGCACCTCAATCGTGGTGGCGCGGAAGGAAAGCGTACACGGTATGCCGTAAGGCTAGGGGGCAGTTCCCGAATAATCCGTGCGGCTGGTCAAATCATCAAGCCGAGGGGTAGACGGTGCCCAATCCGTCACATGATGATCCTGCTTGACAGGGGTGAAGCACCTTCCCTCTCTGCTCCTTCTTGGGGTAGGGGGGTCTTTGGGTGAAATTTAATGAATCCCGGGGATTTGATGTACCTGCTCAATCCACTAAAAAACAAGTCGGTCGCTCATTACTGGGACGGCCAAGACACGCTTTGCCGAATGTTCAGCACTGGCGGCTTAACCAAGCGCAAGCAGGAGGTTTTCAACGACCCGATGGGCAATCCTATTTGCTTAATGTGCCAGAACGTCCAACAAAGGATGACCATGCAAACTGAACCCCCAAAGGTCGAACTGTGCGCCAACCAGTTTGAGTTGATCAGCCGATGGGGTCAACCTGTGGTAATAGTAGGGGACAAAGGCTATTATGCTGAGTGAGTTGCTCGACAAGGAAACTGCCTCCGAGTTTGACTCGTGGTCAGAGCTTGACCGAATCGCATGGATTGCCCATGCCAAATGGGTGTCGAGCGCCCACAAGTACCAAATACCGCCCCCGCTTGAGCAGGACTGGACTGTCTGGGCGTTGATAGCAGGCCGTGGAGCCGGTAAAAGCCACGCAGGAAGCCACGCTCTCTGGTGGTGGTGCTGGACACACCCCGGTTCCCGTGGCCTCGTCCTAGCCCCAACCAGCAATGACATCAAGCACACCTGCTTTGAGGGTGCCTCGGGCCTATTGGCAAACATCCCTAAAGAACTGGTGTCCGAGTACAACAAGCAGGATCACCAGATCAAGCTAAAGAACGGCTCTACTATTAGAGGCATCTCTGCTGACAGCTATGAGCGCCTGCGTGGCCCCCAGTTCCATTGGTGCTGGGCAGACGAGCTTGCCGCATTCCAGTACCTCGGCCCCGGCGAGGCTTGGGACATGATGATGATGGGCCTGCGACTGGGTAGCCAGCCCCGTGTCATTGTCACCACGACCCCCCGCCCGAAGGACTTAATCCTCGATCTGGTAGGCAGGGAAGGGCAAGATGTCATCATTGACCGCGCCAGCACCTATGAGAACAAGGCCAACCTAGCCCCGACGTTCAGCGCCCAGCTAGAGCAGTACAAAGGCAGCAAGCTGTACGAGCAGGAGGTGATGGGGGCTATCGTTGATCTGGAAGACGGCAAGGTGGTCAGCCGGGATATGTTCAAGCTCTGGCCTGCGGGTAAACCCTTCCCTAAGTTTGAGTTCATCGTCCAGTCCTATGACTGCGCCTTCACGGACAAAGAGTACAACGACCCGACAGCCATGACCACATGGGGTGTGTTCAAGCCAATGGACGGCCCGATGTCCTGCCTGCTGATCGACTGCTGGGCAGAGCATCTGACCTTCCCTGCCCTCAAGCCCAAGGTGCTAGACGAGTGGCGGGTGTCCTACGGAGAAGGCAAGGATGCCAAACGGCCAGACCTGATCCTTGTGGAAGACAAGGCGGCAGGCATCAGTCTTATACAAGAGTTGCGGCAGGCCCACCTGCCTGTCAGGGGATACAACCCCGGCAAGGCCGACAAGATGCAGCGACTCCAGATCACCGCATCCATCTTCACGACTGGCCGTGTCTGGCTCCCTGAGTCCAGCCAGCGCAAGGGCTACGTCCGGGACTGGTGCGAAGGCTTCCTGTCCCAGATATGCTCCTTCCCTGACAGTACCCATGATGACTATGTGGACTCTGCAACTCAGGCTATCCGACTGATGAAGGATATGGGCTTCCTCGACATTAATCCCGAGCCGAGAGATAATGACGACGATGACTATCTGGAATACACCGAAACTAAACGGGTCAATCCGTATTCACAATAATGGCTGACTATCTAAAAGCAGGCAAAGGCATCCTTGGCGCATTGGCGCAAGCTAGGCAACTGGCTGATGCTGAGAAGGCGGCTGTCAAGCTGGGCAACAAGGTCTTGCCTACAGCAGAGCGCGATGCCAACCTTGCCAAGATGTTGGAGCCAAGTGCTGTTAAGGGGGTGATGTATCACGGCTCTCCCAACCCAAACATTGCTCAATTTAAAACGGCGAAGATGAGTAAAGAGGAGAGCCACCCCGGCAATACCATAGACCCTTGGTCAGCAAACAATCGTGACGCTGTTTTTTTAACGCCAGACCCACAGTTTTCTAGCAGGTATTCTGGCGATCAATGGGACGTTGATATGGGAAGGTCTCCAACCACATATCCTGTTTACGTTCAAGCCAAAAATCCTTGGGATTATGAAAACCCAAAGCATATAGAAGATGCCATCAAGGGATACAAAGAGAAGTTTCCGCTTAAAAAAAACAATGGGATGGTTTCTTCTGATGAGTCCATGAGGCATTATTCGTTTGAAGATATTCTTCGCAGGTTGCCAACTCGCCAAGGAAATAATTGGAGCGCAATTGAAAATGCCGAATTGCAAGACATACTGAAGGGGCTTGGTTACGATTCCTTTTACGTAAAAGAAGCTGGCGTAAAGAATTTAGGCGTATATGATCCAACCAAAATCAAGTCCGCCACTGGCAACCGTGGAACCTACGACTTAACAGACCCAGATATCACCAAAGCTAAAGGCGGGGTACTTCATATGGGGGATGGTGGCAAGATTGCCAAGGGCGTGATGGGCGCACTGGCTAAAGCAAGAGAAGCCGCGCAGGCCCAAAAAGATTTGCGCGTGTACCACGGCAGTCCGCACCGTATGGCTCCAACACCCGACAATCCACTTGGGAAGTTTGATTCATCCAAGCTAGGAACTGGTGAAGGCGGGGCGGCATACGGTGTCGGTCACTACTTGGCGCAAGCAAAGGATGTGGCAAAGACTTACCGCCCTCGATCACCACAGCATGAAGAGAAACTGATCAAGGAATACAACAAGGCGCAATCAAAGCGTGACTACCCCAAGATGGAAGTGCTTGAAGATGCAATGTTGCATAAGGCACCCGACGAGATTTTGGCAAAGTATTCCAACATTGAAGATGGTTACACACCAGAACACGCCAAAGCCGCAAGCGATTACGCGCAATGGTTTGAGAAAAATAAGCCAGAGGTTGGTGGCCTGTACCACATTGACCTGCCCAAGGAGCATATAGACAATATGCTGGATTGGGACAAGCCAATGAAAAACCACCCACCTCACATCAAGCAGAAGCTAGACGATTGGCAGTGGTCGCAGATAGAGGCAGAGGCCGCAAAGCGCAATATGTCACCTTATGACTTTGAGAAAGAAGTCTCAATGACGGGCCGCTTGCCGCCATCAACTGGTGGAGGTATTTCTGGTGATCAGTATTATTCGGCGCTGTCTGAGTACCTTGGAGGCAGAGATAAAGCCTCTAAGGCGTTGCAAGAGATGGGAATACCCGGTATCAAATACTATGACGAGGCCAGCAGACCAATGGGTGGCTGGGAAGTCGGCAAGTCAGCCGATGGCAAATGGTTACTAAAGAACCACGAGCTATCATCAAACCAATGGAAAGAGTTTCCATCAGAGCAAGAAGCGATTTCCGCATACAACGCAATACCTGATACTGGCACAAGAAACTTTGTTGTGTTCCACGGTAATGAGGACATGGCAAAAATAGTTGACAGAGAAAAGAAGGGTGGGGTGATTCACATGGCAGACGCAGGAAGAGTAAGCAAAGGCATTGTCGGGGCTTTGACTAAAGCTGCTGAGATGGCACAGGCGGCGAAGGCGGCAAAGGCTGCAAACGAGTCCAAGATCGCTGATGTGCTGGCATCTCAGACACCGCCGATGACCACACCGCAGGGCACTGGTTTACCGCTGATGCCCAGAGACAATGGGATGTATACGCTGCGCGACCAAAAGGATTTGCCCCGTATGCCGATGGTGGACAAGGCCCGTGCCGCCAATGTGCAGCCCAAGTACAACGAGCGTATGCAGGACTTGCTTGACAGCCCCAAGGCTCGGAAAAAGGTAGATAACCTGATCAACAAGGGCAAAGACCTTAACGTGCAAGAGTGGTACGGCACCGAGCCTCTGCGCCAAGTGGCGATGGACGCTGGCCGAACCCCGGAGCAGTTTGATTCCATGATGGCGCAATTGGCAAGCGCCAGCCAGCGCAACCCGGTGGACAAGCAGAACCAAATGGGTTCGTATCTGTACTATTTGAGTGAGACAGGCCAATTGCCAGAGAACTCCCTGCTGTTGACCAACAAACTCAAAGAGGCTCTGAAGGCTGATCCGTCGCTGGCCCAAGGCCGCACCTTGGTGGAGTTGCCTAAAGGCTATGGCTCTCTGGCGCAGGGTGACATCTTCAACCGCGCAGTTCAGATCGGCCAAGGCGACATTCTCGGCGCTCTGCCCCCAAACAAAAAGCTGGGCACGTTCTATGAGAACCTGCTTGGCAACCTCAAGCCCGTGACCGTCGATGTAAATGCCCTGCGTGGCCCGATTATTGAGCAGGGTGACCCGCGCTGGCTGACCAGTAAGCTTGTGGAGAAGGACGAGACTGGCAAGATCATCAATAGTTACAAGCCCCGTGAGATGTACAACACGGGTGAGATGTCAATGCGTGAGGCTCAACAACGCCCCGGCTTCTGGGAGGCAGCGCCTTCTGGCTCCGAATACGCAGGCTTTGAGGACTTATGGCAACGTGGTGCCAAACGTCACGGCGTAGAGCCAGCAGAAGCGCAGGCGTTGGGTTGGTACGGTTCCGCTGATGTGACCGCACTCAAGACCAAGCCAGAGAACTATGTGGACAACCTTGAACGGTTGATCAAGCGCACCGCCGAGCAAACAGGCAAGTCACCCACCGAAGTGTTAAACGACATGGTGACGGGTAAGGGTTTCCTCCGCAAAGAAGGCGGAGCTATTGCCAAGCCAGACTGGCACAAAGCCGTTGAGAAGCACATGAAGGACGGCGGCTATACGTTTGTTGAGCCTAAACGCATGGGCGAGGGTGGCTCATCTGATGAGCCTAAGCAAGGTGCTGCATTTGGTATTTATCCCAAGCCCAAAGGTGGCAAAGCTTTGCGTGAGGCCGGAGAAGACGCAGGGGACTTTCTGAACGCACTGGGCAAGCTGACAAAGGATCAGGGAAACAAAGAGGTCGAGTCCCTGAACAAGCCCCGAGCCACAATGGACATTGCCAACCGAGGCATCCTAGCGCCAGCACTTGGTTTGACTGCTGATATGGCAAACACGGCTCTTACTCCCCTTGATTATTTGGGTTCCAAGTTAACAGGGCGAGACATCAAAGTCTCCAGTGACAAACCATTTCTTGGCTCTGAGTACATCAAAGACTTGATGGACAAGTACAACGTAACCTCCGGTGAAGATCGCCCCATGATGGAGACCGCCCTGAGTTTATTTAGCCCAACAGGCATGATCAAAGGCGCTTTAAAAACCGCAAACTTAGCCAAGAAGGCACCAGAGGCGATTAACACTGTAAGGGGCGGCTTAGAGACCGTGTCTGCTAATGCACAGCGGCCATTCAGGCCAGCCACTTTAACGATGGAGGCTGTTGCCCCCGACTTGGGTCAAAAGGGCGGTGACAAGTTTAAAGACTTGGTGACCAAGCGCATGATTACTGACGAAGGGTCACCTGTCAACATGGGCACCTTGGGCGGTCAAAAGACAGAGCAGACACCGGGACAAGGCTTGTATGAAAATTTTGCAGGCCAACTGGAGACCAACCCTATGGTTGGCATTACCATTCCCCGCGCAGGCAACCTTTCCACCAACAAGCGGTTGATTGCAGACATTGGCACTGCTGGGCAGGAATTAGGTCAAGAGATGGTAGCGGCGCATAAATTTACACCTTTGCTGTTTAAGAATCCAAAAGATGCAACGGCCATGATGATTGGCGGTTCAGAGCCTTTAACCAAAAATCAGATATTGAATATCTCCAATATGCTACCCGGAATGATCGTCACGCACAGTCCAAAAAACAACGCTATGTTTGTAGCGCCGTTTGAGGGTGACGCTCTTGACTACAGGAAAGCGGCACAAGCGGCAAATGAAATTTTAGGCAAGGGTGCCAAGGTTCAGTTTGGCAAAGCAGACAGCACCAAGGACATCATGTTCCGTGGTGACTATAAAGACATGGGCGCAAGACCGCCTTCAGCCGAGTCCACAGAGATGAGGAACCGCCTGAAGAAGGCGGAGGAACGGATTGTTCGCGGGCCGTCCGTATCGCAACCTCAGCGTCAATCTCCGCCCGCCACTCTAACCAGTACCGTTCGTTGAGAGGCTTGATATGAGCCAAAGCATCTTCTTTATCGTCGTACTCTGCACTGACAAAAGTGCGCCCCTCAGCTTTGCAGTCGAGAACGCGCCAACCCGTACCCGTTGCAAAGGCAAAGTACGGATAGCGTTCGTGGACGGTGCGCGATAGATGCATAACAAAAGTGTAATACAGGATTGAACATATGGCAACCCAATACCCCCAAGACCCCAACGCCGAGCGATTTATCGACGGCCTGAAGATGCAAGACGACGGCAGTGCCGTGGCTGACCTTCCTGACGAGGATGTGGATGTGGAGGAGCTTGACGACGGCTCTGCCATTGCCAATATGGGGCCGTTTGTTGGCCCGGAAGAGGACGAGGACTTCTACTCTAACCTTGCCGAGACCATCAACCTGTACGACCTTGAGAAGATTGGGATGCGCTACCTTGACTTGATTGACAAGGACAAGGAAGCTCGCGAGAAGCGCGACAAGCAATACGAGGAAGGTCTCAAGCGCACTGGCTTGGGTGACGATGCACCCGGCGGTGCTAACTTCTACGGTGCCAGCAAGGTCGTCCACCCCATCATGGCCGAAGCCTGCGTGGACTTTGCCGCTCGTGCTATCAAAGAGATGTTCCCTCCTGACGGCCCTGTGCGCACTAAGGTTCTTGGTGAGGTCACCGAGGCCAAGACAGATGTGGCCGAGCGCAAGCGCGACTACATGAACTGGCAATTGACCGAGCAGATTGAGGAGTTCCGCGACGAGCAGGAGCAGTTGTTGACCCAGTTGCCGCTTGGTGGCTCTCAGTTTATGAAGCTGTGGTACGACGACACCAAACGCCGCCCTTGCGCCGAGTTTGTTCCCATTGACAACATGATCTTGCCGTTCTCTGCTGTCAACTTCTACACCGCCCAGCGTGTAACGGAACAACAGGACATCACCGGCTGGGAGATGCAGCAGCGCATGGATCGCGGCCTATACCGTGACATCAGCCTGATTCGCGCATCCGCCGAGCCAGAGATGACCAAGGCGGAACAGGCCAACTCCAAGATTGAGGGCAAGTCGTGGAGCGACAACGAAGACGGCCTGCGCCGGGTGTTCCATATCTACACTTGGCTAAACATTGACGACGACACAGTGACAAAGGGCGAGACTGCCCCGTACATCCTGATGATCGACGAGCTTGAGTCCAAGGTGCTAGGTCTCTACCGCAACTGGGAAGACGGCGACCAGACCATGACCAAACTGGATCACTTGGTCGAATTCAAATTTATCCCTTGGAGGGGCGCGTATGCCATCGGGCTACCTCACCTCATCGGGGGTCTCTCCGCAGCCTTGACGGGCGCTCTACGGGCCTTGCTGGACACCGCACACATCAACAACTCGGCCACCATGCTGAAGTTGAAGGGTGCCCGCATCTCCGGTGCCAGCCAGCAGATTGAGGTTACTCAGGTCACCGAGATTGAGTCCGCTGTTGGCGTAGACGACATCAGGAAGATTGCGATGCCTATGCCGTTCAACCCGCCTAGCCCGGTGTTGTTCCAGTTGCTGGGTTGGATTACTGATGCCGCCAAGGGAGTTGTAACCACCGCAGAAGAGAAGATCGCAGATGCCAACAGCAATATGCCAGTGGGCACCACG